TCTTGACTCAAACTCGTCTGACTCTTTGTCATAAGAAACACGAGCAGCATTTACAACCGATAGGTCGTTACCAAGAGTATCTACAAGACGAACATAACCTTCATCTAGTACATTAATCTTGTTCATCTTCACCCTCTAGGATTGCCAATACGCTTACGCTAAACATAGACAGATAGTCTTCGTCTTCATGCTTAAACTTTACTGTACCATTTGGGTCAAACATAATCTTGTCTCCAACCTTTACGTCCATTGGAGCACGAACACCGCTACGCAACTGTCTACCTTCACCAACAGCAATAACTACACCTATATTTTTAGGCTGGTCTGCTTCTGATTGCACTAGAAACAAACCGCTAGCACTCTTTTCTGGCTCTGTTTTCTTTTCTATCTTAATAATGATATGGTCTTCTGGTGCTTTAATCACTTGTCCCACTCTCCGTCAAGTACCAGCAATGCAATCAGAGCATAGTTTGCCATGTCAATAAAAGAGTCACGAAGACTTTCGTTTTCTGGTTTTGCACCAGAGTCAACTAGATTATTAATCCTAGCCAACTTGTCGTGCATACGCACACGAAGACCATTGATTGGTCCGCCTGGACTACCAGAAATGTTTTTTGGTCCATAGTCCTTGTGCTTACGAAGCAACAGTTCTTCTGCTTCGGCAAAGGTTTTGGCAACTGCCTGTGTGAATTCTTTAGTTAGTTCCATCTTAATACTCCTCGTGCTTTACGCCATGCTTGTCGTCAACATACTTGTGAATTTTGCGTAGTGTTCTAGCCTTTGCAAATGCGTATACTGCCAATGCAAATACTGCATTCCAAAAAAACTCAGCAACCATGTGCTCAAGTCCAAAAGTTACCTCTGTTACTGTTTCAAAAAACGAGTGACTTTCGTGTTCATGTTCCATTATTGTTCTCCTTCGCAATTTATAATTGCTTCTTGTTCGGTTGAGTATTTATCCCAACAGTTTTGCTTGTTTTCTGTTTTGTAGTCTCCACTAACAATCATATAAGTAATTGTAATTAGTGTGGCTATTAGTGTTAGTACTGATAAAAGAACGACTGTCTTATCGCTTATTTGTTGATTGCTCACCGATTAACCATTCTACTAGTTTTGGATTATCTTTGAGTACCGCCAGCAAACCGATTTCATACATGGCGATAAAGTAATGCTCCCATGCTTCAAAGTCATCGTCTTTGGTTGGTCGTGGCATACCGTCATAGTTCATACGAACGGCGTGTAGGATTTCGTGTAGCATTGTTACTTGTTGTTTACCATTACCCAAGCCAGATGCAAGAACAATTAGGTTCTTTGCATCAAGAGTGTATCCGTATGCACCATCATTTAGCATACCATCTTCGCTTGGATTGCGTTCAATCACGTCAAACTTCTGTGGTCCAACCTTAACTGATTTAATCATTTCTCTCTCCTAATTAGTTCAATTGCACGTTCTAAGCCATCCAAAAATTCTTTGTCTACCATCATTGGGGTAGAAACATCTTTGATTTCTTTTTGTATGCGTTTAACAAATACTTTTCTTGCTTCGGCTACAGCCTTTTTTGTTCCAGTGTCGAAGCCTTCATTCCAGCCTTTTAGGTGACCCTGGGCGTAGCCCTGATTATATTTACGTTTAAAAAATTCTCTCATGTCTCTATTTTACAGGATAGGGGGATATTTGTCAAGCAAATAGGGCAGTAAACTTTTCTAAAGTTGCAGAGCCTGTGTGTCTAGCGGTAGTTTCATTATCAGTATTAATAATAAATGTGGGAACACCACGCACTCCATACTCTTGGATTAGGCTATCAGCATCAGGGCTATCAATATCAACCTTAACATACTTCATGTCTGGGTTTTCTGCTACAAACTTGTCAATCATCGGAGCCATAGCCTTACAAGGCTGACACCATGTGGCAGTAAAGTGAACTAATTCTTTCATTACTTCTTCCTTAGAGTGCCTAGTTTGTGCCCTACTAGAGTATCTGTAGGCTTGCCATCACGATAGATGCGGATAACAGCAGCAGGGTCTTCTGGTGTACCAGTTACAGTGAAATCTGAATTGGGAACATTGTATTTACCATTACGAATGATACGAACAATCTTGCCTGTTGCAGTACCGCCAGAAGAATTCCAGGAAACCATGTCTCCTACACCAGCACCTTTAAGCATGACAGTTTCGTGACGTGAATAGTCTTTACCAAAGTCAGCAAACAAAGCCTTGTCTGACTCACGGTTTACAATACCACGAGACCAGGAATAGCCAGCGTCACCGCCCCAAGCGTCCCACATTATTCTACCGTTCGAAGGATTGCTTGTGTTATAAAAGTCTTTGCCCTTCTTGTCAACCTCGTGGCGAGAGAAGAATGAGTACATACGTTTAACAACACTAAGAGACATTGAGCGACCTGCTACGATATCTCTTGCTCTACCCCAACCAACTGGAGTTCCTGCACCTGTAGCCTTACCTTGCTCTTTCCAACGAATAGCACGAGCAGCAGCAGCCTTCATGCCAGCAGTTGGTGAGTAACCCTCTGCCTTGTCCATTGCGTATTCTTCTTCTTCGTCTTCTTCGTCTTCTTCTTCCATTTCGTGGTCTTCCAAAGTTTCTAGATATTCTGCATCTTTATACATCATGCCGATGCTGTATGCTGTTGGTTCCCAACTACCTGGCTCGTCTTCGTCTTCTTCGTAAACTCTAACAGACATTGCTGGATTTTCTGGTGGCATTGATTGTAGGGCATATTCTGTTCCAGGAGTTCCAAGTGTTCCGCCCTCCCACATAATGTGCTCTACACGACCATGAACCATTCCTTCTGAAGTCATGCCCATTACATAAGACCCCTCAACAATTGCTCCCTCTGCTTTATAGACAGCACTAATTGCTGTTCCGCTAGAAGATACAGCACCAGATGCATTGGCTCCATTGCCACCTTGCATATTTGGTTTACGAAGTTTAACTTTCTTTCCCCCACGCATTGAGGTTGGTGTTTTTACTCCAACGTTTGGATATTTTGGATTGGCTGTTGACGATGGATTTACTCCTGTGTCTGACTTGTTTTCGGCAGCGTATAGAGCCTGTACCTGGGATTGTGCATCGTCTACTGTCTTGTGACAGCCCATGACTTCGCCACCCTCTTTAACTACTGGGTAGCCTGAGCAACCATAAGAACCTTGTGAACCTACTGAATAGGGCATTGTATTAAACTCCTTCAAGGGGCTTTTACCCCATTAAATTATTATACCATATGTATTATGGTGGGCAGTTTTAAATCATGCCCAGGATTGTCCGACTTACTTAATGTCGATAGTTTTTGGTTTCTTTTCCTCTGGAATATTGATAACTAAATCAATAGTAAGAATACCGTGCCTGAGTTCGGCATTGGCTACCTCAGCGTATTCTGGTAGAGAAAACGAACGAGAAAACTTTCTGCCAGCAATACCCTTGTAAATGTATCGGATATCTTCTGGTAGGGCTTTGTCTTCTTTTGTTTCACCACTAACGGTTAGCACGTTCTTTTCTGTGGTGATTTTAATGTCATCCTTCTCAAAACCAGCAAGAGCGAATTCAAGATACCATTCGTTCTTTTCCTTTGAGTGAATTACATTATATGGTGGGTATTTCTCTGTTACTGCTGTTTGGAACAACTTATCAAATTCCTGACTAAGTGTTCCGAATGGTGTAGTGATAACCATTTATATCATCTCCTTATTAAGCGAGTTATTTTTGTACCCCCAGTTGGCAGGTACATATTTATTATAGCAAAAAAGGTGGGTCTGTGCAACCCACCTTTATGCTTGTCAAGATTACTTCTTTGGAGTAGTCTTCTTAGCAACTGGCTTGACTGGAGCCTTCTTAGGCGTAGCCTTTGTCAGTGCCTCCTGAACTTCCTCAACCTTTGGTGTCCTACCAAATGCAGGGTCGTTAGGATTGATGTAGCGAATTGCCACAGGGAGCACAGCAGCCACAAGTGACCATAGTAGGTCTAGTGGGTCAGTTACTCCTGCTAGGTAAAGTGCTGAAGCAGCAGACAATACGCTTCGTGCGTACGATGCTACAAGTGCCTTTAGTTGTGCATTCATTTATTTCTCCTTGTTAATGCCTAATTGTTAGGCGTTTGGTTATCCTTTGGCAATACTGTTTTTAATTTTTCGTATGCCTCGGAAATTGTTTTTATTGCTTCTGAGTGGACATTGTTGCCTACGGCTTGTCCGTAAGTTTTTGACCACTCAAGTCTTGGTGAAATAGTCTTGTCAAATTCAGACAAGGCTGCTTGCACCTCTTCGATATACTGGAAAGCCCAGTCACGAGAATCTGAAACAAATTTTAAAAACCCATCTGAGTTTCCTAGTTTTGCATTTTCAATTTCTTGATACAGGTCTTGCACCTTTTTCTGCAATAACATTTTGTCAGCCATCTCTTGCATATACAAATCGGACAGAGTTTTAAACAACACTCTTACTTTAAACAATCTATATACCAAATAGATAATTAGTGTTACTAGAATACCAGCAACAGTTGCGTCAATCCAGTCCATCAGTCTTTCAGAGCCTCTCGCACTATATACACGACAGCACCGAGTTCTTCTAGTGCCTTTTTAACATCGTTAATATATTGTACAGCATCATCAACTTGATTGTCAAGCAGACTTTCAATGTCTTCTGGGTCAATCATCATGGTAATAAACTCTCCGCTATCAAAGATGGTTATCTTAAAGTTTTCTGGTCCTTTGATTGACTGAAATGCTTTTGACATCGCTTCTGTATACATGTTATTCCTTATCTATTGTTAGGTCTGACCAGGTTTTACCCCAGTCTTCTTTTGTTTTATGTCTATTAAACTCTCTAGATATCTTGCCGTTGTCTAGATAGATACCGCCCCAGACACCAGTTTGCTTAGATGATATTGCAAACGCAAAACATTGTCGCATTACTGGGCATGTAGAACAAAACTCGTCAACATCTTTTCTGAGTTCAACATCCTCTTCATACTTGTCAAAGAATAGGTTTGTGTCCCACCCATCGCATTTGGCAGAGTCTCTCCAGTTTTTATCATTCGGCATTCTTCTTCACCAGTTTGGCTGGAATGTTCCAACCACTTTCTGTGACATCAAACCGATTGGCTGTGTACCACTCGTGCTTGATAAATTTGGCATTTGGTTTCATCCAAGCCATAGGAGACTTACGCAGTTCTACAACTGTCCAGCCTTCCCACGATAGAGCATCACTGTTTTCTACAATGGCTTCCATCTCTTCTAGTGACTTAATTAACATAATCACTCCTTGTATAGATTACTTTTTTGATTTGTGTTTCTTCAATTACAGCCTCGCATCTTTCGCAAGGCTTGCTGTATCTATCTTTGCCTTGGCTATTTACCCTGGCAACGTAAAGGACAGCACCCTTCACGTTCCATCCTGCATCTCGGATAGCCTCAACCTCAGCATGAACTGAGCAATGAGTTTTAATGTGCTCTGGTGAAACAAAGTAAGGATTGTTTCGGTCCTTATTGAAACCAGTTCCAATAACACGACCACCCTTAACTATTACTGCTCCGTGCTTTTGTCTAGACTCAGACTTGCTGGCTAGATACTTTGCAACAGACAGAAATGCTTTCTCTCTCTTACTAAGCATTAGTAACGATATACTCCCACTTCAATATCTTTTGATTCAGCAAGTGTTACAAGGTCAGAGTAGTCTTCCTTTGGCTTGCTGAAGAAAAGAAAATAATTTACATCTTTGATATTGTTTCTAATCCAACTTGGCGGAACCTTAACTAACTTTGGCTTAATGCCACGAGCCTTTAGGCTACGCTCAGAGAT